GTCGAGCAGCTCGGCGAGCTCGCGCATGTCGGCGGCGTTGCCGATGACCAGCCCCCAGGGGTCATGGATCATGAGCATGGCGTTCGCCATGGCGGTGATCTTGTCGCCGGCCATGGCGATGAACGACGCGCTCGAGGCGGCGAGGCTGTCGATGATGACGTGGACCTTGGCGGCGTGCTGGCGCAGGGCGTTGTGGATCGCCATGGCATCGAACACGTCCCCGCCGGGCGAGTTCAGGTGGACCTCGATCTTGGGGGTCTTGACGGCGCGGAGATCCTTGACGAAGTCCTGGGCGCCGGTGCCGAACCAGCCGATCTCGTCGTAGATGTCGATGATGGTGGTGTCGCCATCGCGGGTCGGCTCGCTGTCATCATCGCCGTCGTCGCCGCCGGCCGGCTCCCCTTCCTGCTCGGGGTCGGCGGCCTTGGCGGTGATCGAGTACCAGGGGCGGGGCTGGCGGGCCTGGGGGCGTCGCCGCCACGGCCAGCGGGGAACATCGTCGCCGTCGCCGTTGCGGAGCCGCTCGAACACGCGGGCGAGGTCGTCGGGGGTGGCCAGGGGCCGCAGCCGCGACAGGTCGCCGTTGACCGGCAGCTTGTTGTCCATGCAGCGTCCCTCCGTGCGGCGCATGACGGCCGCGCAGTAGGCGGCCGGGTCGTCGCGGTCGCTGTTGGCGCGCTCACACGCCTCCATGTCCGCGTATTCACAATCAGGGCCGAACGGCACGACAGATCACCTCGCTCGCAGATCGGCCGGCGGCTTCCCATTGCCGTTACTGGTTGGCTCGGTGCCCTCGCCGGGCGGGACCAGCTGCACGCTCATCAGCCCGCTGTGCCGCAACCTGCGCCAGTCGTGGTTGCGGACCGCGTCGATCACACTGGCCGGCTCGAACCCGTCGCGGACCAGCGACGCGATCGTCTGCGCCTCATTGGCCTGAATCTCGGCCTGGTCCTTGGCGTCCTCCCGCAGAAACGGCACCGCCGAGGTGTCGAACCACAGCGACGCGCCCCGCGCGTTGACGGGATCAGCGACCAGCGGCTCCAGCGAGCGAGCCGCGTTCGTCCACCAATGGTGGGCGGTCCCATCCGAGAAACGTCGCCGGGCCGAATTGAAGTTCCCCGCATTGAGGGCGCTGCCTTGCAGGCCCTCGCTGAATCCCACCCAGGAGGGCGGGACACCGGAGGCGGCAGCCAGCCGCGACTCCGCCTTGCCGGCGACCTCGGAGTAGTCCAGGTCCCGCAGGTTCGCCCCGATCGGCATCGGCTCAGCGCCGCCGCCCAGATAGAGGGTGCGCCAGGCATTCCACGTGCCGACGTGGTCGGCCTCAAACAGCTCCTTGAACTCGCGGACCTGTTCGATGGTGATGCTCGGATCGAACCTGAGCGCCAAGTTCGGGGTGGCCGAGTTGCGGAAGTACGCCAGTTTATGCTCGGTCTGCGCCTGGTCGGCCTGCAACTCCCGAAGAGTCGCCGTGACCCACGACATGCCGAGGAACACCCGGTCGGGGTCGGGCAGTAGCGCGAACATCGCCACCTCGTCGGTGCCGAGGATGACCATCGGACCCGACGGGGGTTTGTACGCGTAGCCGAGCAGTTCGACGTCGGCGGCCTCAGCGGGATGCTCGGCGTCCTCGTCGGACCCCATGACCGCGATCACCCACTCGGGGCGGAGCCGCACCAGGCGGGGAGTGGCGCCGGCACGTGCCTGCGCTCGGCTGGGCGTGATCTTGCGGATGTAGGCGGTGCCGGCCAGCGACACATCCACTTCCATGCGGGCCAGCAGGTCCGCGGTGGTGCCACCCACCCACGGGCGCTCCAGCAGCCGCAGCGCCTCGGTGCCGAACAGGTCGGCCGGCTGGCCACCCTCATACCGGGTCCAGGCGAACCGGATCTGGCTGAGCACCTGCATGCGCGCCATCACCAGCGCAAAGATGAGGCCATTGCTGCGGTAGGCGTGATTGGCCGTCTGGGCGAGCTGCTCCTCGTCCAGCTTGCCCATGCTGGTCTTGAGGAACGGGTACATGGTGCCGTCGAAGCTGAACCAGTCGACGTACTCCTGGAGGGTCAGGTTCGCCGGGCGGGCCGGGGTCGCCGGGGTCGGCGTGGGGGGGCCGTCGAGGCCGTGGATCATCCGCTCGTACAGCGTGGTCAACGTGCCCTCCCTTCTAGCGTCCGGTGAGCGCGAACGGTCGCGGCGGCCCCGGCTCGACCACATGGGCGCGGGTGGCGTGCCCCCACAGGGCCAGGGTCACTGCCGGCAGCGGCGACAGGTCGATATGGGCGCCGCGGCGGACCCATAGCCACCGGTCGCCGAGCTCGCGTCGCTCCGCGCCAGCCACCGCCAGGTCGAGCTCCGGCTGGCCGAGGTGCCGCAGCGACGCCGGCTCATCCACCAGCGGGTTCGCGCCACTGGCGTCATACAGGGTGCCAGCGGCGCCAGCGATCTCCACCACGCTGGGCTTCAGGATCTCCAGGCCGACCGCCTCAGCCTCGGTGATCAGCGACCCCGCCGGCCCCGACGGGGCGATCACGATCGCGCACGGCGACCACCGGTCGGCCCGGTCGACCCGCTCCTTGAGCCACGGCACCACCCACGCCGAGCCGCGGCGGTGCTCGGCCACCTCGATATGTGACCGGCCGTCGGCGCGGCAGCCCGCCACCCCGATCGACGCCCAGGTGCGATCCGGGGTCATGTCGACCGCGAACGCTGGCCGGTCGGCGATCACCGATTGCGGGTCGCAGATGTCCGCCCATGCCTGCTGGCCGATGACCAGCCACTCAGCCGGGGTCTCATCCAGCCATTGGTTCAGATAGGCGCGGCGGAACTCGTTCAGCTTCATCGACTGGAACTCAGCCCGGACCGCGGCCTCGGTGACGGTATGGCCCAGGGCCGGCATGCACGCCCACCACGTCGCCGGGTCATCAGCTGGGGCCTCGTTCGGCGCCGACCACTCGAAATAGGCGACCCCGGCGTCCAGGCCCGCCTCCACCGCGAGGCGGCCCGCCTCGACCTTGCCCCACAGGTACGGGCTGGCCGCCTTCGACTTCCCCGCTGTCGACACCACGTCCAGCTGCGGCTCCGGCCGGGTGATCATCGCCGGGGCCATGCCCTGCTCCACCCGGTCATCGACCTGAGCGAACGCCTCATCAATCACACCCTCATCGAGGGTGTCGCCATGGCTGGACTCCTCGGTCGGAGCGTCCAGCCCGTGAATCGACCCGTTGCGCCAACGGATCGCCTCCTGACCGATCTGGCGCCGCACCGTGAACAGCGACCGGAACGGCGACGCCTCCAAGATGGGGAGATGCTCGTCCTCCCACTTCTTGCGGGCCTTCAGCCGCGTCTGGGCGGTGTAGACGATCGCCTGCCGTCGGCCGAACGCCTGCGCCCGGTGCACCATCTTGGCCAGCAGCAGCGTCGTCTTGCCCGACTGCCGCGGCACCGTCAGCACCAACCGACGGTAGATCAGCAGCCCCGTGTCAGGGTCCTGCTCCAGCGCCACGTCGGCGACGTGCCGCTGCCACGGCATCAGGGGGGTTCCCAGCGCCTCCGCGAACCGGGCGAGCTCGCCGCCCCTTGTCGGCCGGTCCGTCCTCGGCGTCGACCACCGGGGTAAGCAGCGAAGCGACGAACCCCTCTCCAGAATCGCTGTCACCGCGCCGCCCTAACGTCTCCATCGTCGCCCGCAACTCCCGGACGACCGCGGCCATGTCCCGCGCCGACGCATCGACCCGGATCGCCATCTCCTCATTGCAGCGCCGGCACACCCCACGGCACTCCCCATCCACCAGCTGCGCCAACGCGAGCGCCGCCGCCGCCAACCCACCCGGAGCGCGCAGCGACAGCCCGAGGTCCCGCAGATCGCGGCGGATCGCCTGCTCAACCGGTCCAGGGTCCAATGTCCGACTTCCTGCTCAGCGGGACACACACAACATGCGCGACTGGCGCGGGATCGTGGGGCCCCGTCGATCGGCCGTGCCCACCCCTCCCCCCGACCCCTCTCCCGTTCCGCAGGTCAGCGCGACGTCAGAGCGAGTCGGCCGCGTCAACCAACGGAACGAGCACCCAGGCAGCGAGACCGAGCGCGACCAGGTTGACTCGCGGTTGACTCGCGGCAAACGCTCAGCGGCGAACGCGGAGGCGAGGAAGCAGAGGAAGGCGACGAGGTAGCAGAGGAACGCCAGAACCTTGGGCATTCACCATCTCCTTGACCGTGGGCTTGGCCGTGCTGGCTCCAGCTTGTTGCCTTGGGTCTGGTTGCACCGCTGGGGTTGGCCGTTGCGCCGCTTGTCCCTGCTCCGGTTGGGTGGGCACAGCGGGCAGCCTTCGACGCCGTGGGCGGGCGCCCAGTTGGCCGGGTCGCGGGCGAGTTCCCGGGCCATCCACGGGTAGCGGGAGGGTGGGATCAGGTGGTGGATGCTGGTGCTGCCGGGGTGCCCGCAGAGTACGCACGTCTCGCCGGTGGCTTTGATCTCAGCGAGCCTGGCCCGGTAGGCGGGGCAGTCAGCGAGGCGGGACCAGCGGCTTATGGGAACACTCCGACGCCTGGACTTTACCACGGACGGTGGTTGTCAAGTCACACCCCGAATCGCCGGGTTGACCTGCGCCGATGGGTGCGTGCTGGAATCTGTGCTGACGGTCGGGTCAGGGGCGTCGCCCATCGATCCAGTACCCGACGTCGGTGGGGTCGTGGTCGGGATCCT